ATCACCTTTGTTGATTTTCTACTATTATACCCTACTATCTATGGGATGTCAAGAGGTTTTATCCAAGGTCGTCATCACAGTTCATACAGTGCATATCAGGCTCAAGACCATTTGGGTTATAAAACCATACCCCGCATTTATGACCACCCAACCTACAGAAAAACTTTCTGATAGTAAACGGTTTTTCAAACAAATACTCCAGATAACTTATATATCCTTTGATAAAGTTTATCATATGGCAATGGGTGCCTTTATCCCAGGTTGATGTTTATACCCAATAACTTCGGTATCCGTATACACCCAATCAAATATAGAGGTAAACTTGTCGGTTTTGATAAACGGTAACTCTGTAGGAACCCTGGATAACTGGGTTTTCACCTGCTCTGTATGTGTGTTGTAAATATGTGTATCCCCCAGGAACCCAACCAGCCTACCAGCCGCATAACCTGTCTCCAAACACAAGAGATTTAGTAATAGTCCATAGCTTGCGATATTAAATGGAAGGCCAAGGAAAGCATCAACACTGCGCTGGTTCCACATAAGGTTCAACAAACCCCCACCCACTGTGACCTGGAATGCCCAGTGGCAAGGACGAAGGGCCATAGCATGATTCATCTGAGGATTCCATGCCACAACTAGCATGCCACGGTCGTCAGGGTGATTTTTTATATCACGAACCATATTTTTCAACTGGTCAACACCACCTAAACCATCATATTCATTACAAGAAAAATCGATATATCGGCCGTTGTAGTGACGCCATTGCCACCCATATAATGGTCCCAAGTCTCTCTCATTAAACATAGCCTTTTTGGTTTCTTTGCTGTGACCATAGGGTACTATATTGGGAGAACACCATTCATCCCATATGTGGTTATTTCGTTCTTGTAACCACCGTTTATCAGTAAATCCCTTGATGAAAAACTCTAACTCGGAAGCCACAAGATTGAAGGGTACACGTTTGGTGGTAAGCAGTGGAAATCCTTCGGACATATCATGTTCAAAAAAACAACCGGCCACAGACCTAGTGCCTGTGCCGGTTCGGTCGTTCTTGGATATCCCATCACATATTATTTTATTAACAATTTCGAGATACTTTTTCATTTTTTACTATTCTTTCTCCTATACGCGGCAAGTCCGGCAAGTCCGGCAAGTCCAGTACCAAACAACAGCACGGTTGCTGGTTCAGGGACAGGGGAGGTACCACCGGTAACACTTACATTATCAAGATACCCACCAAAAGAGTCATCAACACCTATAGCTCTGAACCTCAAGGATGTACCAATACCCTCACCAATAACATCATAACTGAAATGTTGCCATACAGTGTTGGTATTGTCTTTGCCATTCTCAGTAATGGCACCGAGGGAATGACCACCCCATCCAATAAGGATATTATTGGTTCCAGTCTTTTGCTCTGGTCGCGGTGAGTACCAAAAATCCAAGGTATAGTGCTCACCGATTATGGTATCAATCAACTGCTCCATAGAACTATTGTCATGACTGTCGAGTTCTGCAAACTGGAATCCCTCATATGGGTCGCCAGCAACGTTATTCTGGATCTCTATACCCGAACCACTGGTGGTGGTCCATCCAGGAATGGATGTAAATACATCCCATGTCTGGTATGGTAGGGCTGGATCTTCAAATCCTCCATTTACAACAAGGTTGGCCTGAGCGTTTGAGAATAACAATACCAAGGACAGTGCAATACTAGCGATTATTTTTTTCATTTTACTATTTTTCTCCTTCTGATATAGCCGAGTGCGGCGAGCCCGGTACCGAATAATAACAGGGTAGCCGGTTCTGGAACTGGGGCAGTGGTGACTAACATACTTTGTATATGATAGCCGTTATATGTGGGATTTATCGCCGTGACACTGGCCATAGCACTGGTCATGTTAGATAAATCCATAGACCTTATAGCCAAGGTCATTGGGTCAATACTGGTAGTGGTTTCGTTTTCAAAGTACCAAATGGACTCTTGAACACGACTTGAGAAGTCCCTTTTCGAACTTACACCACCAAAGGTTGCCAAAAGGCCATCATAGTTGAATACATACTCACTCATGATGTATCTGGTCTCGTTTGAGAGATAATCTCTAAACTCTCCACCGACATTCACAGAACCATTCTTGGCACCCCATGCAGGGTCGTTTTGGGCGTATCCACCGACACTTTGGATGATATATGGGGCACCGAAGTAGAAATACTCGAATTTTTCCAGGCAGAAAGCGGTGTAAAAGTCACCATTGGTCAAAAGATTGAAATCCCCACCACCGTAACCCGGAAACCGGTCATTACCAGAGTATACCTGGATGGTATCACCGATCACCGGAACACTGGAGACAGGGGGAAGAGGGTCAGCAAGGACTACAGAGGCCAATAAAATAGAGGGAATCACTAGTTTAGTAACAACACTATACATTTTCATCTTTTCTCCTTTATGTTATGGATTGGGGTATTTATTCTATATCAACATATTACACTATTATAACCCCAATGTCAAGAGTTATTTTTCCCAATATCTTGTTAATGTGGACCCACCGTTTTCACCACCGGTATTAGTGTAAATGTACTTCACACCGGTATCCATATCCTTGAGAATGTACCCTGTAGAGAATTTATCTCTATAATGTATGGGAAATATAAAAGTGCTATCAACCACAAGATTGATAGTTTGTGGGTTTGATAGGTCGATATCCTCTTGCACTGTGACATACTCTACCATTTTTTTACTCAAATTTAAAGATCTTTCTTCTATTTGGGAGTGAATATAAATGGTGAGTGATGATATCAGAACAAACATGAATACCACAGCGAACAGAGATTTGATGATATCAGAAGCAGAATGCTTCCCTATAAACGGTCTGTATAGCCAGTCGGGGAATAGAGAGAGTGACATAATAGTATACCTATGGTGGAAGAGAGATGGGTAATCGAAACCCTGCGTGTTACCGCACCACCATCCTTCCAAGATGGTTGGTCACCTCGACCGGATCTCTCCATGCGTGTACTTATACTTTTTGGCAAGGGTGACAAGACTCGAACTCGTAACTTGGAGGTTGGAGCTCCAAATGATAGCCATTTCACTACACCCCTATATTTGCTGGCGGAAGGTGGAATAATCGAAATCCTGACCTTTTACAGTCACCCTGGTTTTCAAGACCAGTTTGCCACCTCGGCGGCACCTTCCATTTATTTTATCCTAAAATAGCATCATAGTCATCGACCAATGTTATATACTGACAGTTATCAACAATTATTAACACTGGTGATAGTTGCTCGGTCCCATTAATGGAGGCATCCACCAATAGAACCCTTTTTATTTCCATATTTCTAAGAAAGTCACTTGGTCTAATATTATCCTGTATAAAAAATGATCCAGCAATCCTATTACCATTCGCCGTCATGGCGATAAGTTTAGACTTTCTACTATTTTTAATAATCTTTTCTCTAAGAGTTTGAGAATAGGGTTTTTCTATACCAGTTCCGGCATAAGGATCGTTCGCACCACTACCCCGCTTAGTATCACCGGGGGCCCCAAATCCTATAACCATCACAACACCTTACTTTAAATTTTGGCGGCCTGGACGAGATTTGAACTCGCTTCGACATACGCTGACAACGTACCGGCTAACCCTTTGCCTTCCAAGCCATTTATTCTTTCTCTTTGATACTCTCTTCTAACAACCATACCCAACGGGTCTTAAAGTCTTCGTCACTCCAGTCCTTGCACATATCCACAGTATTCAGAAATCTCCGTAAACTGCTCGCCTCTTGAGTGAACACACATCTTGGAATATACTGGACTATGTTGCCCGCATATCCTGGTTCCATCCAGGTGGCATCCACAGATCCGTGTATTTCTTTTATCTCTTGTAAATGGGTGACCCCACCGTATCCTAACCAACCCCTTGTAAGACTAACGAGTTCTTGTTCCTGCTCTTCCGTCAACAATAATGGGTTTGTCATATATACCTACTTTTTGAATGTTAGGTCATGCCATTTGGAATCTTCATTTTTGTAATACTCAGTATCAACCCAATGATATCCTTTTACTTCCCAATCTTCTCCGAACTCTTTTACCAATATACGTTTCTGACCATTGGTAAAATCACCGGCAAACATCCCAGTGGGGGATAGACCCGATTCTGTATAGCCCTGACAGTGCTCAAACTCATGAACTATCCAATCATACGAGAAAAACTTAAAAACGGGTTCATAGTATACCTCACATCCACCCACATCACCATTCTCACCACTTTTTATCACGGCGGCCCCTGGGGCAATACTACCAGTAGATATTATAAGAAGTCTGGCCCATAAAGGTTGTGGTTCTATTGTAATATACCCATGGTCATACATATATCGTATAGGAGTATCTTTGTATCCCTCTCTATATTTAAATACTTTGCCACCATGGATAGGGTTATTGGTAACCACATCGTCATATTTATCTATAACACAATCGATGTTTTCACAATCATTGGTGATACCCCATGGGGTATTATTCCTGGGCATATTAAACATCGTACAAGAACTACAGAATATCAATAATATCAATACAAAACAACTTTTTATTGGTCTACCTCCGGGGCATCATACACTCTTGGTCTTTTGGGTGGTATGAGTGGCACCTATGACAAAAGTGGTCATCTGGTAAATCTTTTTCTGGTTTTGGGGGCTCCGGTATTTCCGGCTTCTCTTTTGGATTCCATTCCCAAAAACTATCTTCCCATATAAAAGACATATTACCTCATTTTCTATAAACTGTCAACAACTATTTTGGAGCACCCACCCGGATTTGAACCGAGATTTCTAACTTACAAGGCTAGGTCGTTACCATTACGATCATAGGTGCTTACTTAAATTTGTGGGAGATGGTAAGTATGGTTACTGTATATCGTAGTATACTTTTCACCACACCCCTCGTCATCTATGAAGTCACCCACGGCAACGAGTTAAACTTTGGTACTCCCAGATGGTTCCGCCCCATCGTGGCTCCGTTATAAGCGAAGTCCTCTACTATTGAGGTATGGGAGCATATTATTTTGGGTGCGGGTATGAGTGCTGCCCTCATTTATGTCCTGGCTTATGAGACCTGGCTGGTTGCTGAACCACCCGCGATATTTCTTACAACAAAGTTACTGGTTTACCGATATAGAACCGTATGGACTCAAACACCCCATAGCCGTCCTGCCTTGGGATTGCGTCATACAGCCAATCGATTTCTTTCTTTGTGAGAACACTTTCAAATGTCCTCATAAAATCAACATAATTCTCGACAGAAACCCTTGGATCAATCTTTGATTCTTTAATCTTTCTGCATATTTCCGATATGTAGAGAAACTTCTCTTCATTCACCGTGAACTCACTGGTGATATAGTCGGCATCGTTAGTATCTGACTCAACAACTATAGTATACATATCAGCATTCCTACAAGTTAATTTTTAATGGTCTCCGGTGTCAGATTCGAACTGACATTATTCTTGGCTCCAGACCAAGTACCATACCAGATTAGGCGAACCGGAGATTATATTTTACGAACAGGTCCAAGGTTCATGCGGACATGGCCCTGGAGGACAACCACAAGTTTTTGGTAAAGAAGAACCGCAAGAAGATTGAGTTATCTCACTTATAGTCCCAATCACCATAAGAGTGGGCTTTTTCCACTCCAATTTTACCTTGACTCCACTTTCCTCTTTCATACCAGCCTCTCAATAGTAATAACCAGCCGGGGAATGCACACACGGCCCTGGAGGACAACCACATGGTTTAACTGGGTAAGGGCTCATAACAAAACTCATGTTCATCTTAATACTTTCCACTACAGGGGTAGTCCACACCTTTACAATGGAATGGAGTTCTTCGATATTGGTGAGTTCTGGTTTAGACCACGGCAGTTTATCTTTCATATCAACCTCAAACTAAAAAGTGTTGGTAACAAACGTGGTAGGTTCTGGTTTCATTTTCAAGTTGAAGTAACCCACAACTACGACACAACACATTTATCAAATTATCGTTTGATGACGTTTGCGGCAGCAGGGCCTTTTGCACCCTGTACCACATCAAATGTCACTCTTTCACCTTCTTGGAGGGACTTAAAACCTTGTACTTGGATTGCTGTATGATGCACAAATACATCATTTCCACCATCTTGCTCGATAAAGCCAAATCCCTTCGCATCGTTAAACCACTTCACTGTACCTTCAGACATCTATACTACTCCTAATAATATTTGACCTCACATTGAGATCGGTTGTAACTAACCAAATACATCACATTAACATATTCAGTCGTCAAAATTGGCCCTTCTGGTGAGAATCGAACTCACATTTCCCATCTATTTCCCATCTCGCGAAAAATGGGATTTACATGAAGGATAAAACTGGCTCCGTGGGCAGGGATCGAACCTGCGTACCCTTTCGGGAATACATTTGGTTAACAGCCAAGTCTCATACCACTTGAGCACCACGGAATATAATTTCATTTGATACTTGAACATCGGGTCGAGACATCTATCAACTTCATATCATCTTCGTGAACAAATACCAAAATTTCGTTTTCTTTATTATCTACCTACTATACTCTACTTTGAGAACCAAGTCAAGAACTTTTTTCTACATATCAAAGTTAACAATCCAGTTCCAAATAATAACCAAGTTTCCGGTTCTGGAACCGGGTTATCCGGAGGCTTTGGTGGATCTGGTGGGTAATACCTATATCCTCCTCCACCTATCCCACGCACATAACTAACAGTGCCGGGGGGTAATGCCTCTACTGGTGGTGCCCCAACAGGCTCTTCTCGTTCCAAATACGGAGGGATATATAATATCGGTACCGGCTTTGGATCTTTTGGTGGTGGTGTATATGGTTGAAAATCATCCATTAGGTCTGGTTTTATATCATTACAACAATGAGTACGAACCATTCTATCACCATCAGTTATATATCTATCACCCTTTGGTAGGGTAATAAGTTTTTTTGATGGTAGTATAATATCACCCTTTCTGTGTGATACCTTTGCTTTTGCTGGTTTTTCGAGAACCCTTATCTCTGCTGTATCCCAATGAAAGTTTTTAAAATGGTCAACCAAAACCTCATCCTTCTCCACCTGGATGCGAAAATCCCCGACAGTTTTTATTGAGTCCTGAATGCACAACCCTAACCACTCTCCATTTATCTCACTGGATGGGTTATCAATCTCTCTTATATAATCTACTGGTGTGGGGGCTATCGGTTCCTCTACAACGGGTTTAACTACTTCCACCTGCTTTATCTCTACAGGTTCCGGAACAGACGGAATATTTACTATGTACCACCCAACACAAAATGTAAGCAGGGAAGCAACCATTATCATAATAATAGTTATATACCTTGCTTTAAACCTCATACTGCTCACCTACGGTCTTTTGCACCAATGATTAATCTTCGTCCCACCGTCATAGGGAAATGCGTATCCTCGGTCTAACATCTCTTTTCTCAATGATTTTCCGTCATACACGACATCCCCATCAATACGGAAGTATTTATCCCTTCCAACCTCTACTATATCAATTTTTGATGCCCCTGTCAACTGCTCATTTACAAATCTTTTTGCTTGTACTGCTAACAAGGCTTCGTTATCACAAATACCCTTTATCTCAGGGGAATCTATACCAAGAACCCTTATGGATATCTCTTTGCCTATGATATCTGGATATCCCGGAATGTTGACCGTCAGTGTATCCCCATCGTGATTTTTTATGAATACCACGTTCTCAATGTCCGGGTACTCAGAGCCTACAGATATACCATAGGTTGCCATCAGTGTCAAGAAAATAATACATATTATTCGTTTCATAATTTCCTTTAGAAATGAAAAACCCCCAGTTACTTTGTAAGTAGTGGGGGTCTTTGTACTTCTATATTAAAGAGGTTCCGACACTTACACAGGCATAATACCGCCATTATCCCAATTATTGGGGGATGTTGTATCTATTGATGTGTATATGTAAATCGTTGTAAGTATCATAATCTCCTCTCATTAATAGTATTTATAAAGTTAGTAGGTTTTTGGTTGACTTTTTTTCATTTTTTTATTATAATCATAATAACATCATATTCTGTAGATGTCAAACACAATAAAGGAGAAATAAAATGTCTGTATTTGTATGTGGGGATACCCATGTCCCCCATGATGTGACAAAGTTAACAACGAGTTACTGGCCAATCCAAAAAGACCTCACCAAGGATGACTATCTCATTATTGCCGGGGATTTTGGGTTGCTTTGGACCAGAGAACCCAATAAAGAGGAGGTATACTGGAAAAGACAAATAGTCAATCGCCGGTTTACTACTCTGTTTATTGACGGAAACCATGAGAACTTTGACCGTATCAACGCTTTACCAGAGGTTGATATGTTTGGTGGAAAAGTTGGATTTGTCTGTGATGGTATCTATCACCTGAAACGCGGGTATGTATACACCATTGACGGTCTAACATTCTGGTGCTTTGGTGGTGCCATGAGTACCGACAAAGAGCGTCGCATAGAGGGTAGAAGCTGGTGGCCCCAGGAAATCCCAAGTGCTGAAGAGATGGCTTTTGGAGTAAGTCAGTTAGAGTCCCATAACTGGTGTGTTGACCGTGTTATTACTCACGCGGCACCATCAAGCGTTGTGGCTTTGATAGGGTACAAAGAGAGAATCGTTGATCCGGTTGCTGTATACCTGGAGTCCCTAAAGTACCGTATTCAATGTAAAAAATGGCATTTCGGCCACTATCACATAGACCGGATGTTCGAGGGCAAATATGTGTGCCACTACAACACCGAGCCTTTCTGGATCGTCTAAACACCAAAGGGGATACATTTTACTGTATCCCCTTTGTCTTATCAATCGAAGTCTGCTAACAGATCATCAATACTTTGTTCGTCGTTGGATGGTGCCGGCTCTTCCTTCTTAACTTTCGGAGTTTCCTTCTTAGCCTCCGGCTCTTTCTCAGCCTTGGGGGCCTCCTTCTTAGCCTCTGGTTCTTTATCGGCCTTCGGGACAGACCTTGTATTCAACATCATACGCTCAAACTGATCTTTCACATCATCATAAACCAGTTCTGATTTGAGGATCTCAGCATGCTCTTCCGGGGTCTTCATAGACGCCTCAACATACTCCATAATATCTTGAGTGGTCTCCATTGCGGCCTCAACATCGTCACACATTGGAGTAGCCTTCTTGGCAAAGGTGGTTAAAGAATAGTCAGGCCATACTTTACCTTTCTTGTCTGGCTTCTTGGCACCAATGGAAATAATGAGGTTATGGCCGTCCTCTGGATCGAAAATCTTGAACCCCCAACCATTCTCAACATCGGTAACCTCTTTCTTGATAAGTTGCTCTATCGTTCCAGGGAACTCATACAAGAAGGTCTTGCCAGCAAAATGCTTGTCGGTGTCTTGCTCGTCGGTATCTCGCGGATCTTTTACGACATATACGTTGCCGACAAACTTATCTTTACGCTTGTATTGCTGGGCACGGGTCTTATCGGAATCACTGCCCTGATAAAGCAACTGGGTGAGTTGGCACCAAGGACAATAGTTGTCAAAGTTTTCGGTTTTCGGACAGACAATGAAGTACCAAGTCTCACCGGATTGGAACATATGATAGTGGATCTTTTTGTAGAAGTTACCCTTCATATCAGGAACTAATCTGAGATGATACTCTTTGGGCTTACTGTTGGTCCCCATTACTGGGTTTTTGTACTTGCGGGCAAATGATACATCAGATTTCTTGTCACTGGTATCATTGGATCTTTCTTCTTTAAACTGCTCAAACTTTTCGGTATTTACCCATTTACTCATCTAACTCTCCTTACTGTAGGTAACTGTGATGTAGTTACTGTGATGTGCTCTCCCCTATATGAGAAGAACTAACTGTTATTATTATATAATACTGTATTTTAACTGTCGTGTCAAAAATTCTTTTTAATATTTTCGATACACTCTTTATGTACTATTCTCTGTATTCCACCCTCTGACGAGGGTAACACTTCAACAACGATGGTTTCTGTATCAGGATTTAGATAATCCCCACATATTACGCAGATGTGGGTATCATCATTCATCCAATCTCCTCTTCTTCTGCAATTCTTGCTGGGCTTTCTTCTCTTTAAGAGTTTTACCACTCAATAATATATCTCTTATTTCCGATATGTTATTGGTTTTGTTCCCAAATGTTCCAGTTTTACCCACATCCAACAGTGGTTTATCATGCTTTTTCATTTTTTGGCCCTCATATTAGCTCTCCATTTGTCTATAAGTGTGGCAAACTTAACAACATTCTTCTCAAACAATGGATAGTTATTCTTTATCGTATTTAGATACTCCCACTCTATACTGCTGGGACGAAATATATTTCTCCATATACAATATGCGACTACAGTGGAACCCACTTTATTCAGAATGTAATCTTTTATTATCACCTTCTGATCACCATCCATCTCCAGAATGTATGAGTCCAGAGGTCTTCCTATAAACTTCAGATCCCCCATAACCTTAGACATAGGCTCTGCCGTGTCCCTCTTCTTACGTGAGTCACGGGCAATATACTCATTGAGAACTATATCCCTGAACATCTTATCATAGTTAAAACTTTTAAAATGATAAAACCCACATTTAATATACTCCCTAAGATCTATATTGGAAAATCTTGTATTAAACAGATTTGCTGACTGCCTCAAGGCGTCTTTTGAGTTGATGGATACCCTTTTTGCGTATCCATCCTCATCCAACACCTTGGTTTTTTTACCCTTTTCTTCATTTTCTACTTCTTTGAACATTTTGTATATATCATACTCACTATACATACCACTCCTTCACATTTTAACTATTCAATATTATAATCTACTATCTTCCATCCTTTAGTAAGACCAGAGTATATCATAACAATGGTTGTTTTGTCAACATCACAAATAAAATCTTCTGGTGTTCCCATAATAAGGTTACCATTTCTAACAATAGTACAGTTATTTGTAGAGAATGTTCCGTAATGATCTACAACCTCTATTATATCACCAACAGTAACTTCCGTAGGTAATGGTAATGTAATAGATATCGGTATAACTGAAGTATTGACAAAATATCCTCTACCACCAAAAGCGTTTGTATCGACAGCAATATTAAACCACATCATACCAGCACTTCCACTCTCTGGAATGGTGGGTGGTAAGTATGGGGATGCTATTTCACCTATCACCAAATAATGAATAGTATAGTTTGCGGAATCTATTATACCAGAAAATCTTATAGTAAAATAGTCCTGCTCTTTTTTCACTATTATATGGGAATAAATAGAAGGGTTAGGGTCTACAGTGTTGCATATATCCACAAGCACTGTATAATGAGGAGGTGCTACTACATTATGAGCAAAATATATATCCTGCTCAGTAACCCCATTATCAATAGTTACATCAAAGTTATAGTTTCGTATAAAACTTTTGATGCCCTCACCGTTAATAAACTCGGCATTGAGGTTTTCAACCATAACATCACTATTAACGATCATTGGCGGATCTAATGGATCAGAGTTGATGGTCACTTGACCATCAACAACCACACCATCAGAGGTAACAGAAAAACTGTCTCCTATAGTTATGGGGATTCCAGGAATTGATGATATAATAGAATTAGTATGGATACTATCGGCATGAATAGAACTAACAAATATATCTTTGAGTTTCCAACGCCCACCATCATCACCATCATCCAAATTATCTAGTGGTATAACAACATATGGAACATTTTCTGGACTTCCATCATTTGTTATATACTCAAGAAAGTATATAGCGGGAATGTAATCTATATTGCCAGCCTCTATTTTAACAACACAAAGATCATCATCTTTTAATACACTTACAGGTATGGCGTTTATGGATGTCGTTCTTCCGACAAAGCTATCAGCTCCCAGTATCCTCATCTTCCTTTGTTTCCTTATCTAATAACTCTGTGTAATCTATAGAGTTGTATGAGAAAAAGATAAGATTATCCACCCTATCTTTATTATCATACAATGTTTGCTTTATCTTTCCGTGTTTTTTATTCTTCTTTATAGAGTTGACAAAAGAGTTATAACATATCCTAGTTATATAAGCAAATGGATTAGTGCTCTTCTCTTTATCAAAATTACCAAAATATTTAACACAGGTGTAAACAGCTTCGGCAATCATCTCATCCTTCCAAGTATACCCAACAAAATTGCTTTTATTGGAAAGATTTGTAGCTATTATCATAAACACATTACCAAGCTTGTTAGGCATCGGGCCGGTTCTATCCCAGCCTTCCATACAATCCATTATCTCTTTGTTCGTTACATAGTTGTTTCCCATAGATTCTCCTTTATTTGGAGTATCTATACTATAACACACTTTATCTGACATGTAAATTATAAACCACTTAATTCTCTCTCAAACCTGCTTTTTATTTTAGTAAGTTTGTCATTTATTTCATGCTGCTTGAGTTGTATTTTTTTGCGGGAAACAGAATCAATATCGATCTCTGATAGATGTATATCCTCATCCAGGCATAATCTATATTTTAGTTTATACATACCCCTGCATGTAGATCTAAAAGCTTTGTTCATATTCTCCACCAATTCAAAAGATTCCTGAATATAATCATACTTTTCGGATAATCTATGAACTATGTGGTCATATTCAACATCTTCTTTGACGATCCCTATTTTTAACGATCTAAACTTAGATGTGTCCTCATCAGGAGAAGATATTTTCATGTATTGATCTAATCTCATATATTTCTCTTATGGATAGCGGTGTATACCACCGTTGCTTATTCTAACATTTATAGAATTACTTGGTAAATCTGGATAATTCTCATTATCTATAACTATTTTTATAGTATTTGTGTTTATATAACTTATTTCTGCCGTCTGGATAGCCATACCACTATCTATATCCCAACAAAATACCGAGGGATATATTATATCAAGATTATGCACTATATCAAAAAACCATTGATTATTAAGACCTTGAATCCAGTCCTCAGAATATATAGTCCATAAACCCGATTTACTCAAATCTGATAAATCGTTTAAGTCATTTATTTGATTTTGTAAAACTATATCGGCATTATTAACATACACATTCAGATCGGTTATTCTAGAGTGTAGATAATATAAATCTCTATTACTAACCAATTTATTCCTTAATGTGCTATCACCCTCAAGAGGATTTACCTCCTCCATATTATGTGGGCGTCCGGCAGAAATATCAAACTCTTGAACAGTAGATAATCTATGTTTATCCCAATGCCAACCAAGGTAGTTATTAATGATTTTGTTGGGAACAGTGTCCATCTCATCAACATGGCCATATTGATCTACATGAACAAAATCTAATCCATGTACCGAATAAAACTCATCATTTTCAACAACCTCCATATCGGAGTGTGCATCCCATTTACAAGCCAGATAGTCCGATATTAGTTTATTTTTTATTATTGATGGACTTACACAATCTGTTAAGGCAACAGGATCGGTTTGAGGCCCTAAAGGGAAAACATTTATATAATCTATCTCCCCACTGGCAACGCCAATACGTATCCATTCCAATTTAAACTTTTGGTCATTTCTGTACCCAAAAGGTTCGTAAATATCACCTATCCAGAACTCATAATATCCATTAGAGAGAGTTGAGAGTTGTGGTCCAGCACTCAATCCGGGAGTGGTGGAAGAGTTGGATACACCAAACTCATCATAGTATACGCAAGCAAGTTCTTCTGTTCCTGCCAACTTTACAGTGATCTCTGTATTTTCTATTGGCTCACCGGCCTCATTTACGATAAAACCCCATTGATGATAGCGAGCCATTACAAACACCTCAAATTGTTGGAAAATATCATTATATTTTGTTTTGCTTTGTTCATATCACCTAACCAATCACTTTCCCATATAAATGAGTTTGTGTCACTATCATTATATACCATTTCTATCTGTTGTATTTATAACATTCACCCCTACGGAAGTTTTAGACGATAGTGAAGAACCAAATCGACCCCCTGGGGTTTGTATAGATTACTCATCAAAGAGTTGAATAGTTTGTCACCACGATAGTCAAAAAGATCAATCTCGTTAATAATATATGTCAAGTCTTTGCTTAAAGAGACATCAAAATAGTAATAATTATCATCTCTATACACTTTGACATACGGTAAATCATCAACCACTATTTTGTTACCATCGGCATCATGAGTATACACTAATGATGATACAGAAGAAACCAAGGAGTCTAGTTCCTCAAGAAAATCTTCTAATGATAGATCACCCACTTTATATAAAACTACATACCCACTTGTAGGTGTATCAAACTCCAAACGGCAATCTGTACTGCTAATCAATTTATACTGACTTGGATGAATACGAATATTATCAAAAGTGTATATTGACATGATAACACCCTTCATTAGTAAGTTATGTGGTATACTCCATATTTTTTCGGGGGTTGTCTGAGCATAGATGTAGTTTCCTGTTCCGACTAACACTGTATTCTGCTCTCTATCTGAGAACTCGGCATCAGCATAGTTGGAATTTGTAAGCTCGGTCTCTTTTGAATATAACCCAGTATTGCTATACTTATACTGAACTATAACCTCTTTTTGATGTCTGAGATGGTAAAATCTCCATACCTCACTTAATACAGGGGGTGGATGTGTGGATGCCCAACTAACTCTTCTCATTATGGCAAAACCATCTTCTGCTGTATCGAATATCAGTGTAGCGGTACTACCACCAAATGTCATCTCTTTCGGGACAATCTCATTCAACTCACTATCGAATACCTGGATTAGAATATCCTCACCCAAATTATGGTTTATGCTCCATGTCGAGGATGCCACTACTTGATGATGAACATAAGCACCGTCCTCTAAGTCCATACTGGCATATGATATAGTTTTTAAAAATGCGGAGCTTTTACTAGTAACATCATATAGATGGACATATTTTCCGGATATATCAGTTATAGGGGCCTCTACTATTCTGTAATTAGAAACTCTGTTTACAGGCCTCACATACTCCCAATAATTATGCATACTATCCCATACTTCTTTGGTTAATATTTCGGTGGGGGTTAGAGGCTCTGTGGATATATCTGTCTCAAGAATATAGTGTGTGGATAGCATAAGATTATCCCCACTTGGAGCCATACTTGTCGGTAAAAATCCACCACTTGGGCAATACATCCCACTTGGTGACACATATGGTGGTTCGTATACATCTGGATACCATTTTTTATACCACCCTACCCCGGCTCCGCCGGATATCTGTGGGGCCTCGTATTCATCACGATAGATATACAATACATCCGTCCACCCGGATGCCGGGACACAAGTAGTATTATTAGTATCTGAAAAATATGGAAAATTTGGCCAAGTTCCTGTGCATGAAGGTGATATGGTGGACGGCCAGTCAGGGAAGTTCTCTACATCCCTTCTATGCCAACGCTCGTATATATTAAGGTTGTTTTTTGTTGCGGTAAGTATACGCCAAAGAATATAAAACTCTGTGTATGTACCCTTGCGTTTTATCATCCATATCATATCACGGACAAACTCACGGACATGTAATAATGAGGCACCCTTAAAATCTACATCAAACATATCATAATACTTGGATAGATACCCAAGATATCTCTGATCGACCTCCATAGGATCTATAAGAGACCATATATTCTTCATAAGGTCAAATATTTCCTGGTATAGTTGGTCAAAGAAAATGTTGCAAAGTTCGGTAAATCTCTCGGTTCTCTGATGCTCTGGAACCGCCCTCATGACATAATCTTTCATACCATCAAAGATAATCCTACAGTTCTGATTATCATGGGATTTGAATATATTATGGAAGTATGAGAATAACTTGTCCGTATTCACATAGTTGCGTATATCGAGTTCGATTCCCATATCCTCTAGTAGCATATCCTTGGCCATCAGCCTCAACCAATCGTGATATAGAGAATCTTTTCTAAAATACGCCTCTTTGTCATTTTCAAACATACCAAAGGTATCAGTAACAATTTTATCCCAAAAGGTGAATGTATACCTTTGACCGGAAAGAATATTCGTTATATTCTCTCCAGGTTCCACAGTTCCAATACCAGGATTGGTGAAATTAAACTCATTACCAACCCGATCAACATATCTGACCTTTATAGGAAGAAACCCTATATCCTCTTCCTTAATAAACAGATCTATAAGACCACCACCTTTGGTGGTTATATTCACCATAGGTGCAACAATATATGAGTTGAAAGTTTTTACTATATTGGCGTCATATGATATAGTTCTGTTCCAGCAATTCACTCTATAGTCAGTGAATAATATATTTGATGATATACTCTCCGTATTAGAGAATGTGTTTGGATCATCACTAAAAGTTCTGGTACCATCCCCATTGTCAATAGAACTAACAAACTTTACCAACCAATCAAACTCATATGATGGCACAATTATAGGCTCGGTATTACTGATACCATCAAAAAATGACTTTAAAAGAAAATGTGGTGAGTCACTAAAACGTCCCATTATATCTCTCTAAAAAATCTACACATGTCAACAACAAGCATAGGGAACTGATTGTAGTCAAGAAGGATAGGCCTAAGTTTATTATCAAAATGATCTTGTAATGGTGCATATTTGTACTGAGGAAACTTACCTCTAATATTATATACTATCGGTGGATCAAATATCTCTTGTTCCTCACCGATATTGAACGTAGTAAAGGTGCTTGCATCCCTGAATACTAAGTTATCCACACCAGCAATATACTTGAAGTCGTCTGTTTCGGAAGTTATGGATAAATCAAGAATGAAGTTATGAATATCCATAAAGTTTATCTCTTCATTGAATAACCTGTTGGATGGATCAAAGAAGTAGATTAACTTATTTCTTACATCAGCAACAACATCATTATAACTAAAAATCCTTCTTACCCTGACACCGATATCAAATCTAAAATAGACGATATTAGGGAGTACAAGAACCTCATAGTTATTAAGCATTTTTCGTGGTTCTAGATACTTGATGATATCCACTTTAAACTGATTGACATATGATACCGCTGTCTCAATTGGTGCAGAAATAGTCTGCCCTAGATCATCAGTCCACGGCCATGTGGATAATGTAGTGTTTATGGTACCCAAAGCGAATAAACTGTTCAGACCCTTTTGTGGTATAACCGAAATGTATGTCTTGTTATACTCCAGGATGTTGCCTGGGTTCACTTCCTGCTCACCCCATGCCAAACCCCTAATCACATCAGAGCGAGCCTCTAGGTGGTATCTATAGTCTTTACCTGTGATGTTTCTATATTGACTATGGATGTTGGACCTGGCACCAATCTTTATCTCTTCTATGTTCTCTGGATCACTACCACCAATAGATGGTTCCTCGTTGGTAAATGATACAATATTGTTCACAGGGAGAAAGTTTTCCGAACTTTTAGTAAAGTTTTTTATCTTTATAATACCAGTGCTGGTATTGGTAACTGTCTTAGTAGTTAACCCGCGAGATTGCATACCACCAAAAGACCCCAATGATCTCAGCAGGGTTATCTTTATATCATCGTTGATTTTAGGGATATTTCTTGATGAGTCAAACTGTAGCATATATCTTCTGTATTTGTCATACTTGAACATATATACATCATCACTATCGCCCTGTAAGTCCATAAGACCCGAAAGAAGGTCATAGAAGTCACTAGTTCTTTGCCATTTCTCATCATTGATCTCAACTTTTATAGCAGGAATATAGTATGGATATGTGCCATGATCATAGTTATGAAATGGAAATATAATACTATTATCAACAAGGTCTTCCCCTGTATATTCCAGGGTCTCTATAACACCCTGTCTCATATATATATCAAACTCTTGGGTGCCGGACGCTGATACAGTGTGAGTATACTCATCCGTGATGGTATAGAATATCTGCTCACCGGCATCTGTTTCAAGACCAGTATTGAACATTTGCCAAGGATCTATGGTTATCTGATCATCTATATCAAAATCCCCTACCAACTGGATAGTGGCTTTGACATACGGTGATACATACCCTCTAGCCTCGTAACCCTTTTGTTGAGCCAAGCTATGAACAGTCTCGTATACAGAAGCACTGTCCATATAGATGTTCTTGGCCACCATGTTGGTATGAAAGCTTGAAAAATCGGCAAGGTAACTCAGTAACTCAAGTATCATGGTGATATTGGCACCATGATAGTTATAATCTTTGAAGGTTTCTGAGGCCTTCATCAATGCGGTGTTTTTAGTAAGAGCTGTTAGAAAGTCTGCTTCCAGATATGATGGAATTAAATCGTTTGCCATTATAAATCCTTTGTATTATACCGGTTTTATTACATCTGTATACATATGAGTTATATCACCGTGAGTAATAACCGTATATGTTAGTTGAACCACATACTGACCGTTATCGGGATCTGCGACAACATGCAAATTTTCCACTTTAATCCGATCCTCCCAACGCTCAATAGCTTTCAACAACATTCTACCAAGTTCTCTGGCAGTTATCTCATCTATCTGCTCAAATAGCATTCCCCATGATGGTGAGGCGAACGGAAACAACATTCTTCGGGAGCCTGGCAGTGTTCTCCAGATATTCCCCAAAGAGTTTTCTATTGCCCCGATATCCAGACTATCTGAAAAATCCCCGTTAGCTTTTTTATTTAAGTTTATATTTAAGTCTGCCCACATTTGATATAATCCTCTTTATGGTATTTAGTATTACGGACACACATCCGGTTCTGGTGGTTCATCAGAATAATCTAAAACTGGTGGAACTACCGGTGCCGGGGGTGCCGGAATAGCATCAGGTCTAAATAAAGGCATCGGTGGCATAGGCATCATCGGCATCGGCACGAGTGGTAGTGGTAGTGGTGGAACTACAGGATCGTTAGGTACTGCAGCGACACTCTCTGGAACTGGTGTGGTTCCACCCAACGCCATAGCTTTTAAGGCATTCATAGCATCCGCAGCTACTCCAAATGCTACACCATTCCAGGTAAGAACACCGGCAATATCAGTAAACTCGGTTAATATTCCCGTATACATCCCCCTAATCTCTATTTCCGGGGCCTCTATGATTATTTTTACACCCGCTCTCAAAGTCAAAACATCACCAATCTGTTTTGTCTCGGCCCAATCAACATAGGTGTTTCTACTCATCCAAACTACAGTATCCTCATATTGATATGTTTCAGCATACTTTGTTAGGAGTGTAATCTCTCTTTCTGCACTTGTTATAAACTTCGTATACATACCGGTAGTCCATAGCAATGGATCACCTATAACAACGGTCTTAAAACTTCCGACCATCCATTTTTTTGTATTACTCAATGTGAAGGTGTCATAATCCCCTAGTTGAAATTTTTTTGAATCCCCAACTATCATGGTCTTCTTATCACCTATCAACTGCTCACTACAATACCCAAGAATAAACTTTTCACGGTCACCATCCAACCATAGTTTTTCTGCATTATAGACATAATACCATTGGGTATCCAGAACATCTTTTCTATCATTTACATGTATTTTGCGATATGAGGTCTCCATAACTTCCTCATACTCACTTATCAGTGTTTTGGATGTTCTGTTCATTCTGGAGAGCCTATGATAATCCGCGCATGTCTCCTCAAACTTACAATTCATTGTAATATCCCATCTATCCAGGGCATTACGAATAGTCATCTCACCAAGAGGGCCAATCTCTATATATGAGTTGGATGGGTGATATAGATGAAAACGCTCATTGGCATCCGTGTTATCTATCTCAACATATATATCTTTGTATGAATGAAATACATTGTTATATGGGTATTTTGCCTGATACATAGGAGGATACTCATCCCACGCCCCACCTATAGCAATATCATTACCTATACGCTGTCCCGGTAACTTGTTCATCAACAAAGAAGTTCCGGCTAACCAATCACGTTTCATCAATCTATGGGTGTCAGGCTCAAACAACCATGGAATACCAAAAGAGTTTGCACCGTTGGCATCGGGCCACTCCTCCGCCGGATCATTAAAACCTTTTAGTGGGTCAGGCGGAAATACCGGAAGTCCGGGTGCAGTAAGAAAATATCTTGGTTGCATCCAGTTACCACTCTCAAAGAACACAAACACATAGCTTCCCTGAAGTGGGACCATCCAAGTACCGTTACCAGATACGGAACCCTGGAACAACCCATAGCAGGGTTCGGTCCACGGCAACTCCTCTGTGGGGATACCATTCAGATCATCTTTAATAAGGAGTTCATCATGTACTCCGAGAACCCTAATACGGCAACGGCATAGGCGATCCGGGTCTTTGTTATCCTCCACAACCCCACGATAAATACCAAACAGTTTGTCATTATTTATAGTGTAGTCAGCAACGTTAGATTTTTGTGTCATAGTTATATCCCCCTGGCATTACTATAAAATATAGGAACTATAGGGGATGTGGCCTTTTTATTAACATTCGTAGCGGGGGTTAGGACACCATCACTATCATTATAACCGTTCTTTATTAATACCATTTTTTGTGTATATACAGGTTTTTGTAGAGGTGAAAATGAATGTGTTATGGATTTTACCAAATATAAACCATCCATATTTTTATCAAATACCTCGTCATCACTAGATGTGGGCCATAGTATGGAAATCATACCACCACAGTATCTATCAACATGCCCTTCTAGTATAACAGATACGGTATGTTGAAGACAATATCTTTTTATCCAATCACCAAAATATAAGTTTTGCATAATAGCCAGTTCTTCAAACTCACCAGTAAGCTCCTGATTAGATGATAGAATGGAGTTCCATCCTGTATCAAATAGGGAGAAGTCCCCAAGGCATGTAAACCTATCAAGGGCATCCTGATATGTATATACATTCCTAAGATAGGTTTTTCTTTTTATATCAAACCCTATCCCTATGTATGACATCATTTTCTCAAGAGAACTATGGTCTGGTCTATTATCGGAATATTTTAGTATCTTGTTTATCTCCCACGGGTTATTGGAGTGTATAGAATAGTGTTCTGGATTTGAGTATGGTGGCATCAAACTACCCTGTCGCAGTAGGGTTTCTAGTGATACCAGATTATATGGCATACCCATATCTTGCGTGCTACTGTATAGAAGAAATCCTGGTTGCCCGGATGTATCACTACTAGCCCTACTCAATAACCACTCTACACATTGTGCTGGTGATTTTAGACCAGTATAAAAATATTGTAGTATCTCTAAACAGTTCTCTGCCTGTATGAACTGCCCAGGAGACATGCCGGCATGCCTATCAAGTATATCCACCACAAAGTTAACATATGTATCACATTTATATGATCTTGAATAACGCTCCATATGAAGTCTTCTATGCGGAGATTCTATAAAGAAAAACTTCATATACTTTCTATGTTTATTATTAGTGGGTTCTATTTCAGCCATCTTAATAATATCAAAGGTGAAATTTTTTGTTGTGTAAGATGGATTACCCTTTGCTCCTGGAGGAACAGACCCGTAATCTATAGTTATCTTTTCGTTTCCAACCAATGGTAAAAACTCTGCCATACCCTGGGTATCAGCGCACACCAAACACCCGGTTTTAAGATATGAGTATATATCCTCAATAAAATATAACTCTGTCACATTATTATTATCCAGAACTATTGTGTCTGTGTTACCTATTATGGTAACAGAGAACACTGATTGTGCATTATCGGAAGGCATTATAGTTTTGCTATCTCTCTCATATTTTTGAATACCTCATAAAGATATTCTTTCCTTAACACTTTTATTTTTTGTCCTTCTACCAACTCTTCGTATGGGTTTATAACATCATTGATATTGCATATAAGATACCAATAATATGATGTTCCGTAAAACTTATCAGATATATTATCCCACCACTCACTATCTATAGCCTCATAGGATTCAAAATACCTATCATCCACTTTAACATTTTTTACAATATCAAAAAACCTGAAATGATTTAGAAAATACTGATTTGTCTCTGTTATACGAAAGATATTATAAATGTTAAGTCTTGACGATGTGCTAAGCCTCTGCCTAGTGATATCCAAATACTTCTTATCTGTTGTTTTTATTGACATTATTACCTACCAGCAGGTTTTCCATATGAGTTACCACCAGCCGTAGTGCTTGTAGTAAGAATATTTTGCCCATTTTTCCAACTCTCTTGATATAGTGGTTGTATATCCATAAATGTTAAAGTACACTCCGCTCTCTGTGGATACCCACCAATAAATGGGGACTGATATACTGTTTGAACATCTTTTAGTGCCGCATATTTTATATCGATAAAATCCGCAGGAAATGTAGATATACTAAATATCGCCGGAAATCCAATAACATCACCATTACCCATAGAAGCACAACTAAGTTTTCTAAACTGGTGAATAGGCTCAAATACATCTTTAAATGCCCCACCTTTCCACCTCATAAACGGGACAGTTATACTATACTCCAATCTCCTAGATCCATTATATACCATAGGAGAGTCAACTTTACCTAAAGCTAGAGAGGTAGTAGAACTTGCTTTTGTAAGACCACCACCCGCCGCAGCCGACATAGCAGCTAAAGCTTTTTGTGCGTCAAGTTTCAAAGACGCCATTCTCCCCTGCCACGACCCATACTCTTCCCAATCATGTTGTATATTTTCTTGTATATCAGTAGGAGCCACAAGATTCCAAGAGTATAACAATCCCCCCACCACTACATGCCCAGGGTTATTTTTTGGTTGTAGATCTTGCTTTAATATACCATAAGCATCAATCATAAGTCTCAAGGTGTCTCCACCTTGAGAGTTTCCTGGAAAAATCTGCGTAAATGCCATTATCCTAACCCCCATGACTTATTAAGCCATAATATACTCATAGATTCCACATCAGATGGTGGTTCCTTAGCACCGCTACCCTCACCACCTGTATTTACTATAACCGGTGCCCCAGATCCCTGATTTGTATTTTTATTCATACCAGTGATGGATTTTCCAATACCACTGGTTTGTTCCATTTGCCTCTTTATAACATTCTGCTTTGCCACTTCCGCACTATTAACAGTGTCACCTAATCCGGTGGGCACCCCAGATTTTGCGATATCTACCTGCATACCACCCTTCACTTTCTTGAGATAATTTTTTGTTTCGTCCGGCATTTTAGGAGAATTTAACCCATATTTATCCACATTACCTGGGCCCCAGTTATACGCAGCCAGAGTTTTATCCATATCTCCATCATACTTCTTAGAGAGTTGTGAGAGATACTTTGCACCACCGTTTATGCTTTGAGTGGGATCAAGTCTATCGGTTATTCCCATATCTTTTGCTGTTCCTGGCATGAACTGCATCAAGCCTGCAGCCCTTTCACCACTTTTAGTAACCGGGCCCATAGCATTTGGATTAAAACTAGACTCTGTTTTTATTACCGATTTAATCAGTTCCGGGGATAATCCATACTTCGTAGCCGCGGTATTGATAATATCATCATATTCACTACTACCAGGAATCGGGTTTTTATTTGTTCCTAAAGATTTTTTTACATCTTTAATAATACTACCGGAATTGCGTTTAGCATTATCCGTATCCTCTACGTTCATAGGATCAAGTTTTCTACGTTTCCGCTCCTCCCAGGCGGCACCCAATGTTCTATCCGCCACGGCCCCAGGAGATTTATCATCAGGGTCGGGCATATCTACAGTAACGGATGATAAACCAGACCCCTTTGTCACGCTCGTTTGTGTTGGCACTGCGGGCATTCCCGGAACCGACGATGTTTTAGCAAAGGAGTCTTGCATCATACCTTTTAATCTTTCTGCTTGTGGGCCACCTGTAAGTGTATAGGACTCAGAAGTTCTGGAAGTGCTTTGATCTATAGCAGGAGTGATAAACTCTTTAGACCCTTTCGTTTGTGTTGGCACTGCGGGTCCACCCGCAAGAACTTTTGTTTCATCAATTACTTGCTTTGCCCCTCCTCTTAAATCCACATATGTAACATTGGGACCACCCGCAAGAACATCAACCTCCTTAAGTGCATTAACAAACTCATCTTTTATAGTATTTCCTGGAGTAACAAACGGTCCTTCTGTTACGGCCCCCTTTACTGGTTCTATTATAGCCTCTAACTCTTTGTTTCCTTTATTTGCATTTTCAATAGCAAGAGCTTTTTTCTCTAGTTCCGCAATCTTGGCATCGTTTTCTGCTATTTCTTTATCTGTTCTTTCTTTTGAATTTAGAAATGGACTAAGAGCAAAGAACCTACCCCCCTCCTTTCCAGATTTTAAATCACTATTTCTGTCTTTATATGGTTCGGCTTCCTCTCGTAATGATTTGGCCTCAGCTAATGCCTGGGCTTTATCCTCCTCTTCGGAATCTAAAACCTTATCCATTCCTGGAATCTTTCTTATAAGATATTTAAGACCCTTCAACAGAGAAACTATAAAATCCCCAATACCACTAAAGAACAATTTAATACCATCCCATAATCCCTTGGCGGCATCCTCCATCATAGTGGTATCACCCTTTGTAAAACCAACAAAGAACTTTCCTATATTCCAAATAAATTTGAAAGCACCTTTAAATATATCCACAATACCACCAAACATACCTTTCAACATTTTCCACAGTATAGGGCCCAACTCTAACATGAGAGAAAAGTAGGAATCCATAAAACTTTTGTAAGATTTGATTAATTTTGCACCCGTTCCCTCACCATCAGTCAACTTATCATATACCCAACCTAAAATCTTAAGAGGTAGTTCAACGATACCCAAAAGAGCGGATTTAAGACCACCAATTATCTTATCGCCTATAGATCCTTCGGTTTTCGCAAAACCCATGAAAAAGTCTACAATAAACATCAACCAAAAGAAAAACTTACCAAACACAGCTTTACCAATTCTAAATCCTTTAGCAAGACCCTCAAACAGAGGTGCCAATATTTTAGAGTTTTTGATAAATGTATGGATAGTGGTGAATAATCCTTTAAAATAACCAATAAGTTTTCCGATGATACTACCTTCTCCGATAAAACTTTTTATAGTGGTTACTGCTTTTCCTATGATACTACCTTCTACAGTTAAAGCCTTAAAAGGGGCAAACACCAATTCCACCAGCGTCTTGGCATCCGTAAACGATTTAACCAGCCCATTAACCCCTCTCATCAACAATGTAAATGGATAAAACAAAGCTTTAAAATGCATTGTTACTATACCGACAGCACCACCAATTACCAGACCAATAGTGGCACCAATACCCATAAGAATACCTCTAAACAGTTTTTTCAGGAGTATCAGCATTGCATCAAACCTGCCTCTACCGCTTATCAGTGTTTGAACTTTTGTAATATTCAACTGCTCTCTCTGCAGTTCTAATATATCCTTGAGTATATTTGTGGTCTTCTCGGCGGTTTTCAACTTTTTCTTTTCAGTAGATTGAAACCCTTTAACACCCAAAGCCCCACCGATACCCTTTGTCATATTAACTACAGGATCTATTAAACCCCTTTTTTCATCAACAAATACCTCATTAACTTTATCACTTATACCCGAATAAAGTTCTGTTACGGCCTCACCCATTCTACCAACCTGAGAAGTCATAGACCTAATAACACCCAATTGCCCATCAGTAACCATATTGAGTGCATCATATATAGTAGAACCAACACGACCTCCGAAAAATGCTGAAAACTTTCCAGATATAGTTTTATATACCGACACAATCCCATCTTTATTGGATTTAGAAAAACTCTTTTGATCAGCACTAACTTCTTTAACCAAGTCATTTATCACATTTTCCACAATATCAACAGATTTACCCTCATTGAGTGATTGACCACCAAAAGAACCTGATACTTTACTATTAATTGCCTTGGATATGGAGGATATTATCTGCTCGGAGGCACCAGAGTTATTTTTAAACTGAGATGATAATACTATAGATGATATAGCACTTTTATTCATAGATACTTGCTCTGATAGCATACTTTTGAATGTTTTCTCTATCTTATTCTCAGCACTCTCTAACTTTTTCTCTCTATCTTTATTACTCTTAGATTCTTCTTTAGCAATATCAGTTTGCTTCTCCATCTCCTCTGATACTTTAAGAAACAAGGATTTTAGTTCATCAAGATTATCAGCCATAGACCTCATCTCATCATCGGCAGAACTACTTGCAACAGCCCCCTTGATCATAGCAGATAGGTCGCTGATACGATTTTTATCCTTCTGTCCGGTAGCCATTTCTCGCTTAACGGTATCCTGAATAGCCTCGATAAGATCTTTTTTGGTAAACCCTGCCATATATTCTCCAAATAAAAAAGGAGATATAAGAATTTATCCTATATCTCCTTTAGATTGTCAATCCGTTCACTATTGTGAAGTGGAGTTAAATACTATTATATTGTTCTGCTTCCTTTTTCAAATCTCTCATAAGGAATCCTATCATAATCTCACGTTCCCAATCTGGCATGTTATTACTATCCAATATGGATATATTTGCCTTCCTTGCCAAATAGTATTGAGACTCCAGCAAGTACGGAATACTAGCACCTGAAAGTATCAGGTGCCTTAGAAGAAAAAACCAGTTATTGGTATATCCTCTTCCTTTCTAAACGTGCATTTACCACCAGCTTTACAAACAATCTCATGCTTAAACTTTGTGCCGTAGTTATTTTTTTCATACCACCCATTTATTGGATCATATGAACTGGCACCGAGATTATCAAGAAACTCTTTTCTATCCTCAATACTTATATCCTTTATCTCACCAACTTTTGTCTCAAACTTAATCATACCAAAAGCGTACATAAATGTCGCCACCTCGGACATCTTTTGGTTTTCTGTAAGATTGGGGATCTTGTTTGCCAACTCTACCGCCTGTTTCTGCTGCCCTCTTCTAATATAGTCAAGGGATATGGTAAGATTTGGATTTATTTTTATTTTTCTATCAATACTGTCAGGATATGGTGTCTTCTCAAGTTTATCCAGATCTACTATCTGTATAGACTCAACACCACACATTGGACATACAATATTGAAAGTATACTCAGAACCTTTCGATACCTTCCTAATCCCTATCAATAGATCAAACCTATCCTGAAGAGTTAGATCATCAACATTAAACCCTTCAGTGATAACACATCCATTGATGATGTCATCAAGTATCCTATCAACCACTGAAGGATCTTCATCACCCTCATACTGAAGGATGGCTTTCATCTGTCCAGTGGTTATCGGTTTTATCTTTACAACTTTTTTGGTCTCCAGTATTGTGTGCTCATGATCATACTGGTTGAGTAATTGAACAAGTTTATTTTCAGACATATTATACTACTCCTTTATTATTCTACTTCATGCCATTGATAGTTAAAGGTTACATCAAACGTCGCAACCTCTTTGGTTCCATAATCTAGTGCCAGCTCACCGACACTACTCGGCCACGCATATAACAACGAATATATCATTATAGGACCACCGGTTCTATGGCTAAGATGTTCTAATGTTATAGTATGCATATACTCTTTTGGCTCACCATGAACGTTATCCCTTGAATCATGAATATCATTCATCCAGTTCAAATAACCTCTTCTTATATTGGTTTCTGGATCTACATTGTAGGTGATTGTAAACTCCGCATACTCTTGAGTAGTACCAAGCTTATATTTATTACCCTGCCAGTTCACTTCCGCTACCGGAATAGTGCTTGTTGGTAGTCTTGTGGATTTTACCAACTTTTTCCCAAACTCAGCACTTTTAGTTGGTACACTAGCATAGAATGTATAACCTCTAGCGAAGTCTCTATTATCCGATATAAAACTGCTTAAATTAAATCCTGCCATTTTTGAAATCTCCTATTTTATGGCCTGGGTCTTACCCCAGGCCTTTTGATTACTTATGATGAAAAGTTATCAACTTGTGCGGCAGATTCCTCGAATGATGCCCCAGTTTTAAGTGCTACGAACTGGAGTACAATGAACTCTGCAACCCTTGTAGGTTTGATAAGTATGGTCGCCCACAACTCATTCCTATCAATTCTTTCAGGTGTATTGTTTGTTTCGTCGCAGATTACTCTGTAATCATACACACCCCTTCTAGCCTTAACATCTCTGAGAAATGGCTCAATCATACTTTTCAACTGAGATCTGGTAATCTCATCGTTGGGCTCAAACAAGAAATACTTGGCCGCTGTACTGATAGCTTTTTCAAGAACTATGAACAACCTTCTAACATTTACACGATTGAAAGCACTTGACTTATCAAGCATTGTTTTTTGACCCCAAACAACCTTGCCTTGTCCAGCAAAAGAAACGATTGGATTAATACCATCCTTGTAGAGCATATCTCTATCACCCAATTTTGGATTCCAAGCCAAACGTCTTACACCATTAATAATGGCTCTATTAAGACCAGCAGGTGCCCACCAAGGATCACTCACATCATCAGTATGTGCATAGATACCAGCTACATGGCCGGCTGCAGGAATCCAACGATATTTTTTGTTATATTTATCATATACCTCAATCCAGTTACCGTATAAGGATGCGTAGGATGTGTTCTCGTTAAGGTTATTAGTAACATACGCACCAATACCTTTACGCCATTCAGTAAGATCCTCAACCTCATTTCCTCTATTATTAACTACATGATTATATTGACAATCCATAATGGACATACAATCTTTTCTCTTCTCACAAACCTCAATCATCTTACGCTTTACATCAAGTGGTTTATCACCATCAATAAGAATATTGATATCGATATCTTCACCACTTTCATATAGTTTAAGAGCCTCAAGTTGCTCAGCAATCAACTCATTACCTGTGACAGTACCATCAGAACCTTGAGTAAAATACTCATAGGTCATATTAGATGTTTTCCATGGTTGATCAACGATAAGGTCATTAAGATTTACACGAATTAACCTTGATTCTTGATTGATAAGTGTTGGTGCATATCTAGTTCTTCCCTGACCATCAAGGGCCAAAGGATTGGTAGATACATTCCATACCTCAGCAATAGACCATGATGTCTCACCTTGCTCCATAAGTTCAACAATAACGAGGAAGTCTTTATCGGTTTCAAGAGGAGCGTCGGCGGACATGACAGTGAAATAACACGCCTGATCCACCAAGCCAACCCATGAAGGCTTTACTGTACCCTGGGAGTCTGAATATGGATACCACGCCTCGTTGTATATACCGGACGCTGGTGTAGTATTTAGTCTATTATAGGTGGATCTATTTACCATAGATATTCTGATACTATCACCCCAGGCACCCCTTGACATTGCGATCATCCACATATCAAAGTTATCATCAACAACAATATCATCAGCAAACTCATCTGGATTTCCAGAATAAGGATCATTCTGATTTCCCAGGTCTGAAAGAGTAAGAGCGGGTGTATAGGTACCAAAACCACCAGAAGCGGCCTTTGTTCCAGAAAAAGTGGAATCAATAGGCATTACTCTTGTTACATATAGTTTGTTACCATACTTCAAAAAACCGGCAGCAGAAAGAAGGTCTTCGTAGCAATAGAGGTTATTAGTTGGTTTACCGAATACACGGATAAGCTCATCCTCTGAAGAAACGAACTCCCTTTTTTGCTCCGGACCTTTATAGGTGTTACGAAGAAGCTCAACACCAATAGAAGTTGCAACAGCGGGAATGGTTGTAGAAAGATCAATTTCCTTGATATCTACTAGGGGCGAAAGATAGTACGCCATGATTTACTCTCCTTAAGTATTTTTGCCTGCGAAAGAAACATTTCGCAGGTCTTTATAACTAGTGCCACCATATGATGACTCTCTTTTATTTGACCAACAAATAAAGAACCCTTTGTATATATTATATTTATATAATCCGGTAGTTTTTACTCATTAGTATGCAACTCTTTCCACTTCTATTCTTGTGTAGTTAAAATTTACCCCACAACTTAGATTTACCTGATCATCTCTCTGAGATAATGTAACCTCGTTAAGTGATGTAGGGTATATATTTACAATTTTCAGACCCATTACCCTGTTATTTGAGTTATCATAGATGTTCATTATAGCATCAACAAAATAGGACGGCATTTCTCTACCATATCTGGTATTACCATCATCTATAAATGTTATCCACCGATACAACATCCACCAGTTACACCAACCACTATCAACTGAAAAATTTACATACCATGGTTCGTATACCAATGGTGACATACCCATTGGTAAAGTCCCACCTTGCCAGTGTAGTTCCTCTGTGGCCAGGGTTATCGCCGGTACTATAGTGCTATGGATATTTAGGGTAAAAATATCCCCATCCCCCACGGTCTTTGTTACCGGGAGTACCGGAAATATCAACTCGTAGTTAGCACCAGCGGATTTATTTAGATTTATATGCGCCATTAATCTCCTGTCCTTTCATACTTATATAATAACTTTATAGTGTCATCATATATAGCATCTTCCATATCAGCCGGAGATACCGGTTTTGGGTATTTTGCCGCTGATAACCCTATGCTTTCTGTAGTAACAAATGCAGCATCATTCTTTGCTGTTTTGTACTCCACAAAGGCGTTTTTAATGATTGGGTAATCCCATTTAGGCTTGAACAAATAGCCCTCAACCCTAAAACTCATAGTCCATATGATGGTTCTATAGTCACCCTCATCAAACGTAAGAGTTTCTTCTTTTGAGTTACCATCATACTGAACCTTTAGATCCAATGGATATGCACCATCACTTATATCACCAGGAATGATATCCAGTTCAGGAATAGTTAGGCGTATATACAAAAAGTTATCAAAATATGGTAACACTGTCTCCATTATTTGAGTAATATCCACCATATACTCTGCGGCGATCTTTACCTCAAAAGTATAGTCATATGGTACAGGATGAAAGAATCTTTCTATATTATCGTTTTTCTGTGTCCTGGTTCTTGCTCTATACTTTGCATTTACCGTCCTCTCTTGGGCGGGTTGGCAGTTTAGGAGATTACAACACATCATTGGTAGTATTCTATCCCTAACACGTGCTCCAGTCTCCGGGTCTGTCTTCTCTGACCAATACCATTCCTTGGTCTTTGGTGCAAACTTCAACGGGACAGATATATACTTGAGTAACTGACCAGTTTCATTATCATATCTACCGATAACAATCTCGTTGAACATATCAAGGAACTGCACAATGGTCTTGCGCATTACCTGATAATAAAACCTGTCATTATCCTTTATATCTAAACTATTTCTTGGCATTATACATCCATCATACTGTCAAAAGCATCCAGGGTATTGGTAACATATTGTCTTATCATTGTTATATACCCTAACATCTCATTTCTGTAATGATCATCCTCAATATTACCAATAACCCTCTCTAACTTATCAGAACTATTCATAATATCACCTATATGTTTCATAACACTATCAGTATTATCACTATCCTGAATGAATCTATCAATCTTGCTAACCACATCGTTGGGATTCTCCCCCATCTCAAAAGCTCTCACTTATCCTATCTCCCGAATGCATCAATGTCAGGGTCAACCGGACAGGACTTCATAGGCCCTTCATAGTCATAGTCATATATGGTATCCGATTCTGATTGAGCATTGCTATTATCACCATAAAGTTTCTCCATACCATTGAGTTGCATGATATCCTGACCACTTGGGCCAGGAACAATGGTAGCAAACGGATCATCAGGGAGGCTAGAGTGAACCACCCTATGCTCGTTGGATTGATCAGAGAACCTGAAAGGTCTAAGGATAAGGCTAAATGTGAACTTCTTAGCCATGAACACATCATCTTCCTCGGATATACTCACAACCTCATAGTTGAAGTTGTTCCACAGGGTCTTTATAACATCCCCAACCCTCGGTTTGACAAAGGTATCAGGACCAAAGGTATCATTATATAACATACCCATATCACGCTTGAATGTTGCCATGGGGATGAACATATACTGGATTGTCTCATCATTCACAAGACCGAATAAATCTAATAGGTTGGTCGCCGTTTCCGGGGCATAGATAACCTTCGTATATGTGGGATATGAGAGGCGAGAGTTTGGATCTTCACCCCATAGCCACTCATTCTTAGGAAGCAAACAACGGTACTCTATCGGGAACCCTGCGATATCCACGATCTCGCAAAGACTTGACTCAAATAATCTATGCTCACAGTTGTCGGGGTTTAGGTCATACATCGACCATCCTGGCTTATCACATACCCCCGAACCAGTGCTATCGCATATTGGTGTGCATCCCTGACAGTTCTCGACCGGCGTATTCCTACAATCAACCATTATAAACTCTCTTTCTTATTGCCTTTCTTTGCACGCCAAGACGCCAACTCTTTGAGACATTTCTCGCATATATTCTTTCTTGGTGCTGGTTTTGAGTTATGGCAATGAAAACAACTCTTTGCCTCTACATCATCACTTAGTAAGTATTTTTTTAGTAGTTTCATATTATCAGCCCATGATTATGGAGTAGCCCTCAGAATACTTAAGATCCAACTCATCCTCTAATCTCGTCATATCCTCTCTGGCCTCACTAATCAAATCAGATCCGTCCATTGATATAGTGGCATTACCCAATGATGTATTGGATGCAAACTTTCGTCTAACCAATCCCAGTGTTTGCTTGGCGTATGCGGTAGCGTATGCGATTATCCAAGGATGACTGTAGATATGCTCCAAATAGTTCTCATCGGCGGCTGGATGATAGCTTCTCCCATCCGGGTCAAACGTTCCCGATACTGAGGGGACATATGTTGGAAGAGTAGAACCGGTCATCATCTGACCACGTATCATTACAAAGCCTGGAGAATCCTCATACTCATAACTATCAAACTGATTTGGGCATCCACCACTTGCTGGAATCCCCACTTGCAGGGAGTTTCCACACTCTGGTGTCGGGATTACCTCAAACTTATTAGCAAACTTATGATATCTCCATTGGTATTTGTCATGACGCATCTTTTGTATTAGTTCCAAGTGACCTAACGCAAGATAAGAATCAACCATAGTATACAGACCGTTAGGACCACCACTTCCAGAACCATAACCCAACCCCTGCCATGAACCGGCACCCAATGAGAAAAACGCTGTACTACCTTGCTCTGGGCCGGTATACCATCCTGCGGAACCATATGTTGCCAGTTCAGCATCATAACCGGCACCGATACCCATACCACCAATACCACCAAAGTGGTCACGATATCCCAGGACATCAACCAAACCAGCGGGCATGTCATATACACTCTGCCCGGCTTTCAGCATCAACAGAAAGTATACTTCCATGGTTGCATCACCAACGGCCCAGGTAATCCAAAGGTCACGGGCGGTATTGATAGCATCATCAACATGCTCAGTACAAAGCTCTGTCTTGACCATACCACCACCAAGATTTCTAACAACCCTCTGGCGTAGTTCATTTCTCGTCATTCCCATCTACAAACCTCCATATATTATAGTGTTATTTATAGAAATCTAACATATATTATTTTCTAATCAACTCATATCCCTCTTCGTCTGGGTTCTCGGCACCAAATATACCCCATATATCATCCTCACCTTCCTCCAGTCTCATAGCATCTTTCTTAAAGGAGAAAGTTTCATCCAATATATCAAAGGAGAAGAAGAAACAGGCCCAGTAGAAGGCAGATATCAAGTCATCTGTTTGCCCGTTGCCACCGAACTTATTACCACCCAGGTCAAGGAATGTTAGGAACTGCTGAATGGTTTTGTAATCCACTATATCTATAGAGCCGTCCTCTACAAACTTTTTCATCATAAGGTTGGCGGCCGGTTTGGATTTGGTTGTGGCCCTAACACCTAACATGGTAGACTTGGTGCCCTCGTTTACTAGGTTCTCGTATTCATACTCCCACCATAACTGAGTTACTACGGTATTTCCCTCTGCGTTGTTCTCACATACAACATATGCCATATTATATGTTATGGCAACCCTATTTACGATACCGGAGAACTCGTATACATCAGTGCGGTTGTCCTCAAACACAGCAACCTGCTCCATGTGCATCGGGGATATGGATAGAACCTTGAACACCTGGATGGTGGAGTAATGCTCCCCTGTACCCTTACCAACATCCACACCCATGATATATTGTGCTCCAGGTTCCGGTGTCTTGTAAATCCTGAGTGCATTATTTTTACCATGATACTGGATGGGGTCAACAACAGGTTGTGCAAGCAAGGCCCTTAGTGTGGTTTCCTCAATAAGTGTGGCGTCAGAACCCAAGAATGAAATACCAAACTCCTGGTTAAAACGACGCTGCCCCAGGTTCTTTCTTTGTTCTACAGCCCACTTTTCATTACGATCTGGATGCGCAGTCCAATCCGCTCTAAAATGCTTGAAGGTGTTGATACCAGCCTCCGCCTCAGAGTATATCAAATGAAACAGGTTACCAATACCTTTTGGGGTGGATACGATAATAAACTTGGAATCCTTGGATGCAGAAATAGTAGGCCAGTTGGAGGCAAAGAACTCCTCGCACTTGGATGGTGGGTCAACGAATGCGAACTCATCGGCAAATACCATATTCAGAGTTCTACCACGGAAGGAGTCTTTGGATGTTGCTCTTGCCCTAACCTTGGTGCCATTCTCGAAGGTGATGGTCTTTTTATTATACTCTGCGATGCCAGGTTTCATCCAATCCGGCAACTCTTCATACATAACTTTGATACGATCAAGGATGTCAATGGCACCCTCTTCGTTGTTTGATATAACACCTACGGTCTTATCTGAATTAAATATTGAATACCACAACAAATAGGCGGCAACCATTACAGATTTACCCTGTTGCCTGGCCACCAGGGCCACAACAAACCTATTATTATCTATGATTTTGAATAGTTCTTTTTGATAATCCCATGGTTCAAATAATACTCTCCCCCTATCCGGAT